GAAGACATCTATATGGATCCCGTATTTGATATGCGTGACCTGACAGGTGACTTTGATGCGAATGGGAATCCCACGGGAGACGGAGCACCAGATAATCCAGGTGATATTTTATATCACGTACCGACCAGAACAGGACAGAAAAATAATACTAACCTATCTGTAGGTTTCTCCATGACATGGAGTACACCTTTGGATAAACAATTACAAGATCAGTGTAAGGAAGCAGCACAAACACAGATCGCATTACAACAACAGTTGACTGCCAATAAGAGGCTCGATTTTGAGATCGCCCGTCTCAAGAATTGTGGCGAGTTGATGAAAGCAGGCATCATGTTCAAACCTGGCACAAAGTATTCTGCGATATGTGCGGACGTGATGGTGATGAACAAAAATGCCATCACACCACACGTTCATTCTATTTCCCGTCCTTCATCCTCCGTAACGTCCGAATCGCGTGTGAGCGTTCGCGCTGAAGATCTCGGCGCTCCTTTAAGGAGTCGATCTTTACCTTCTTCCCCCTGATCTTTGAGATCTTTGTAATCACTTTTTTGATTGCAGGTTTGAATACTTTGAGTAGTAAATCTGCCAGTGGTTTTGCTAACAAAGCAGATGATGCAGCAGTCACAGCGATGGCAGCAGTTGTCGTAGCAACTTGTGCTGTAGGTAGATACTGCGCTACGATGGGAATATCTTCATAAAGAGTCACACAGATACCGTTCTGTATTTCATAACCAGACACCCTTTCCCTCTGGTTCTGTGCCACATCACCAATGCGTAATGCATTAGGTGGGGGACACTCTACTTCTTTCTCCTCTACCTCAGGAGGAGCAGCATCTTTTGGAATCTCTGGTGCGGGAACCTCTGGTGGATTGACCTTTGGTACAGGAGCAGATCTCTCAATAACCATATTCTCAGGTTCATACTGTATCGGATTGAACGATGGCATGTTGCCATCACAAAAAACCCTAACTCCATCAGGGTCATCCCCAACCAATTTATCATTGGTTCCTTTCTTATTATCAAGATGTGCCTCAACGCATCCAGGAATATCAATTACAGGAACTCCAACCTGCACCGTTACTGGAGAAGCAGATGGGATTCTTAGTGGAGTAGTCATCCAACTAGGGACATTTATATCACGAACTTCCACATTTCTAATATCAATATCACGAATCTCTGCCATCAGAATTTAGGCAGTCCTCCACCACTAGGTATAGCACCACCTGTTACCTCAGGAAGTTCAGGCATGGCAGCATCTAACATTCCAGGAAGTGCTCCTGCAATTGCTTCTGTTGCAGCATTTGCAATTTTATCTTTTGCATTTTCAATCATTGCATCCTTGTTAAGATAAACATAAGCACCACCAGCAACAATGGCAGTAGATACAGCAAAAGACGCAAGTGCGAGTACATTGATTACTTTTTGCATTAGATTAACGTGCCTTTGGCACGACGAATTTCTCTTAGTTCTTCGAAGTTTTTCTGTTTTGTTCCTCCATCATATGCCCAGGCATAACCTTCTTCAATCATCATTTCATTCAACGATAGTTCTGCGTCTCCAATATATAACCAACCAAGAAGGCGACCATACTTACCCATACCACCAACAAGTTCAGTTCTAATGACGAGATCATCGTCTCCATCGATAGCACCTTCTAGTTTTTCTTTCATCCAGTTGGTGGCATCAATGCCCAATTCTTTTTCATCAAGGTCTCTGGTTCTTTTTTCTGGAGTATCAACACCAGCAACTCTGACCCTTTCCTTCTTAAAAAGATCAAAACCCAAATCAATAGTGACATCTATTGTGTCACCATCGACAACTCTATTAATTTCAACGACCCGAAAGTTGTAACACGACTTCCTGCTGGGTGGAATCATTGCTCCCATAATTGATCTCCTTTGCATCTACTGCTGTAGCTATTCCAATTAATGTAATTGCAGCAGTTATGATGGCACCGGCACCCCATACCCACTTCTCAAGTTTACGAACACGATCACGGAGTTCCTCCGCCATCTTTTCAGCATCTTCAACCCGATGTGTCAGGAGTGCTATCAGTTGATCTTGGTCTGCGTCCTTTTGGTTGATTTGACTCATCTTCCATCTCCTGGAATGCCATGTTCATAATAGTATATATGTAGTAGAAAACTCCAACAAGGAGTATAATCAACATCCATATAACACTCCAGGTAACTCCATTAGGGTCACTAAGTGGTCGAAGGAATAAATTCATTAAAAATTACACTATCTCTTAGGTTCAACAGCAGACACAACTGGAGGTTCTTCGTCTTTTTTCATTTTCACTTTTCCATTACCATTTCCATTTTTGGCAGGACTCAAACCAAAAGCAGCTAAAGATCCACTGAACACAGACGCGATAAAAGTTGGATCGAAATCTAAAATCTTTTGACCGTTTGGAAGTCTAACGTAACTAAAGGTGAGAAGAGAAGCAGACCATATAAGTACAACAACTTTCACCAAATTACCAAGAACTTCACTTTTATCTTCATCATGGTCCTTTTCTTCTACTTCTGCTTTGGATTTATTCCCAAGCATATGCAGAACAATAAGGCTCAGTTATTTATGGTTGAAGTAAATCTACAGTAATGTTTGTGTGTTCTAGTTGATTAAATTTTTGACAGAGAACAGAACTGGATTCATGTTCCCATTTGTGATAAGTCGTCTTTAGTTTTTGAGTGTAATCAGGACTGTCGCACATTTGCATTTCCTTTGCGACGATGGTCTTGATCAACACATCTCTTGTTAAGTTTGTCATACTTGAAAAAGATTATCCAACAAAGAGTTCACCATTATAACACAAGGAGCTTTCGCAGAACTCTTCTTGGGTGTTTTTCCGTGTAGGATGATATTATTTAGTAAGGTATCCATTCTCAATCAACCATTCACGAGTCATGGGTGTGGGATCATAGTCAGTCCACATAGTTCCAGCAGCACAGGATTCAAGTGCTTTGGCAGTCATTCCTTCGGTGTGTCCTGCCCAATATGCTTCCTTTTCCCAAGGAATTGCATGTGGTTGTGACTTATAAGTATCTTTTGCAATTGCCTGCCAAATCTTAGGAACATCTTTTTCATTCTTAATAATAGCAATGAAGTTATTATTGATGGTTCCTGCCATACAATCCTGTGCCGCGTGCCATCCTTCATGACGCATTACTGACATTACCACACCAGGACGACGCATGTGAGCAACGTTCAGGAAGAAGTTATTACCCACAGTATGATAGACACCACGATGACCAACTGGGAAGTATCGTGAGTCTGCTAGAAAAACCCTAGCTCCGACCTTATTAAGTGATCGGACGAGAGAGTCAAACTCATCAGCAACAACACTATAATCAACGTCAACCAAGAAACTATCCTTGTTGAGGTCTGTAACTGTTTTGAGTTCTTTGACATGATCGGTGCATTCCCTGAGTAACATGCATCCCTGAGCGTGAGGAGTAAAATACTCATTCTCTTTGATAGGATCTGCCAATACTGGAGCAGAGATAAGTGCTGCTGCCAATGCCATCATAAGTTTTTTCATGCGTAATATGCCTCATAATATTTTACAAGTCCACTAGTATTTACATTACCTTGAGATACCCAGTCATGAATACATTCGTAAATACTTTGATTTGAATATCTTGGACTTCCATCAGAGCAAATTTGAGAACCAAACTTCTTAAGTAGAATATTCAGTCCTTGTGTACGAACATCCATCCTTTCATCACTGTAACGCCAATCTTGATTCATTTGTAAAGTCCCCAACCATTACCAGAATTCCAACCGCCTGGACCCTCATGAAAGTTTTCAGATCCACCAGGAGGATTTAAATCTAAAGTTGTATTATGATTCTTGGTTGCAATTTCATACATTTTCTGATGAATATCGTTAGGTTCAACAGAAAAATTTTTTTCAAACTCTTGACGTTTAATTTCTGTCTCCACTTTCATATAGTCTTTCTGTTTTTCAGTGTATTCAGGAGCAGGACCAAACCAATCATCTTCTTTTAAATAAACAGGTGCAGGGACTCCAGTATATACTGGTTCTTCACTCATCTCTTTACAATCGACTACTTCATCATCAATTGCACATTCAATCTTATCTTCTGCAATTTCACTTTCCGGAATAAAAATGTTTTTAATTGTTTTGATTATTTTATTCATTGCCAGTGATAGTGGTAAAAGTTTCCTTTGGGATGACACATCGGATCTTCTGAAGAAATCCGATACTTCAACATAGATTGTCCTTTAAAGTCAGTTCTGCCGTTGAGAACTGTAGACCATAATAGTATATTTTGTTTTCCTTGAGGAGAGTTTAATCTGTCCACAAGTTTTGAATTTACATGAATCCATTTATGAGTATATATACCCTCATATTGTCCTGGAGCATATACAACTTCAGACACTGTGTTCGGAAATTTATTAGACAATACTCTGTTTAGTACAGAAGCAGCAACACAGTATTCATCAGCAGTATTTTTTGCTGCTTCTACTTGAACAACTTTTGCAAGATGGTGATAATCAATTGGTGTTAATGTTAGAAGCAACTCAAGCATCAATCTTCTCCAAGATATTCAAGTGAATAAACTTCATGATCTGCTAGTTCCGGATCCAACCATTCTTCAAACTCCATTCGAAGGGCATGAGCATTCTCAACAGACTCTAACACATCATCAGATTTCATATCACAAAGAGTGTGCAGTCTATCGATTGCCCAGTCATGTGTTTTCAAGAGTGTTTCTTCCAAAGTTACCATAGTCCTTTCGCATATAACGTCCGAGAATATTGCTATTATAGAACGCAGGTTCTCCACTGTCAAGTGCCTCAGATAAGACATTGTTTAAGAACAATTGTTTTGTTTCTTCAAAATTACAAGTTCCTTTCGTTTTATGCAAAGAAAGTATTTCTCTTTTAAAGAAAACTTTATTGTTATTCTTTTTTATATCTTCTTTTAATTCTGGACAAGATCCGTAATATCGTTTCCAATCACTCTCTTGTTTTTGCTTTCGTTTCTTTCCTGGTGGGGTTCGAAAAGACCAAAAATACTTTCTTCCAATGTATGATCGACCGTTGAGGAGATTGGTAATTTTATAAACAAAACCAAAGTTATCCCCAATAGAATCACTATCAAAAGGTTGTTCCAGGTATAACCAAGGATTCTCATAGCTCATTTTATAGATCTCAATGAGCTATTATTTATCTTTAACCGGGACAAACCTATTCTAGACAAAAAAAGAGAGGGTGTCAAGCCCTCTCAAAGAATTATGTCAGTTTTATATCAACCTTCCATTCTGCGTTTAGCAGCATTACCCGATCCTCTATCGGTCTCTGAACCACGACCCTTTCTACCAGATCTCTTAGGAGCATTTGGTCCAGGTCCGTCAGTTTCTCCTGCAACATTACCCTTCGATCTCATAGAATACTTACTATGAAGACGACTTGCTGCTCTACCTTTGGCAGCAGGTTGAGTGGTCATTACGCGTTTTACAGCAGAGTGCATTTTAGGTTCATCATAACCCTCACTCATTTCTGCTTCCATGATTGCTTCAATCTCTTTCTCAGAGAACTTACCAGTTGCTTTGAGTGTTTCAACTTCTTCACTCATTCTCTTAGCAACACTTGCGGCTTTAGAAGCAACTTTCTTTGCTGCTCTACCAATCATTCCCTTGATACCACTCTTGACCTTCTTCTCTACCTTCTCGGTGCCTCTTGCTGCTGCTTGTGCTGCTTTTTGAGGAGCACTCTTAACTGCGCTGGCAGCACTACCTGCTGCCTTTTTAGCAGCACTAGCAGTCATGGCAACGTCTACAGCAGCACCTGCTGCTTTGCTTTTTGCCTTTGATACTGCTCCTTTTGCAGCACTACCTGCTGCTTTAACTGCAGCACCTGCTTTCCTCATGGCAAATCTTCTTCTGGCACCCACAGGAGCACCTGACTTTCTCATAGGAGTGGTGTCCTTACCAAAAGTAACTTTAGCCTCGTCGATATAATCGTTGGCAGCATCTTCAACAAGTGCAATAGCATCATCCTCAGAATAACCCTCTGCAACTAATTCTTCGACTAGTTCATCACAGATTTCATGAACCAGTTCTTCTTCGATAATTTCTTCATTTGCGTAAACACTGCTATAGAGATCTCTAATTTCTCCGTATTCTGATTGCGATAAGGATTTCATCTTAATTTCTTTATACCCTTTATAAGGATATTTATAAAAAAAGAGGGTCTTATTGACCCTCCTTATATGCTTCATATCCATCATAGTCACCGAACATATATGCATCAGATAATGCTGCATCTCTATATGCTCTTAAGGCATCCTCACGGAATGCCTCAAATTCATCATAATGAGAATCCTGCGAAGGTGTTTTCGGTAACATCTTGCTTGATTCCTCCGACGATATAGGATTCGACTTCGGTTTCTTGTGGTGCCACTTGAAGACCCTTAGAAGAGATCCAGTGTTCTGTCCAAGGAAGTGGATTGTTCTTTGCAGGAATGTCATAGATTGGTTTAAGTCCGATTGCTTTCATCCTACGATTGGCAATCCATTCCACATACTGCTGAAGCAGTTTATCATTAAGACCAATCATAGATCCGTCCTTGAACAGATACTCTGCCCAAAGTTTTTCTTGGTTGACACAGTTCTCAAATGTATTGATCAACCACTGCTCTTCCTCTTGGAAGATTCTCTTCATCTCAGGATCATCACCTTCTCTCCACTTCTTCAAAATATTTTGAGTGATGGCAAGATGCTGATTCTCATCCCTAGCAATTAGTGAGATGATTTTTGCACTTCCTTCCATAAGTTTGAGTTCGCCAAAAGCAAAACTGCAAGCAAATGATACGTAAAAGCGAATACCTTCAAGAATATTAACGTTTGCAACTGCTCTGAAGAGTTTGCGCTTGAGTTCATACCTTGCT